GACTGTAGGCGTGTTGATGAATAGACTCCATGTTGTTGAAGGCTCCCATCATCATCCTAGCCTCAGGCTTCTTAAAGATCTTCATGTATCTATCTACATAACCAGAGCTAACGTCTACATCTGACTGTGTAAACAGCCTGAAGATCTGTGTAAGCAGGTTCTTCTCTTGGTCACTCATGGTCTGCCAATCTTTCACATCATTGTGTAGCGGTACATCCTCAGGGAACCAGTGCATTTGATTCTGCTGTGAGTAGTAGTCAAACATCCAAGGATGGTCAAACGGCTTATAATAATCTCTTGTTCCTAGTAGGCTCATGCTACATCTCCTTCTTTAATAAATATACCTTCACTGTTCATATGGCCCTTACGGTCTTTGATGTCGTTGTAAGCTACCTCTAAACATTCTTCAAGTGAAGTGTCATGCATAATTGCAAGTGTGTTCAACACTACAAGGCAGTCACCGATGTCATCTAAGACAGGGCGCTGCTTTGCTATGTTATCTCCTAGTTCACCTACCTCAGACACAAGTTTAGCAAACTGTGCAAGTGGTGTGCTGTTGTTTATTATACCTCTAGACATACTCCAAAGGTTTATTCTATGTATTAAATCTTCAGTCATACTCTACGCCTTCTACATTTGAAGTAAGTAATGCTATTTTAAAAAGCTCTATAATATATAAAAGCTCTTTGTTGTCCAAAGCACTAGAAGCTCTGGCTGATAAGTTCTCATCTTCATCCCAACCTAACACCAATAGATCTTCATATTGATCTTTACAAAGCTCTAGTATCTCATTGGCAGTAGCTTGAGGAGGATTGATATGTATTACATTACTCATTGAAGTGTGTCTCCAGTACTACCAGCTTGTCTTCATTCTCAGCTATCTGCTGTACAAGCTTGTCCATAGTTTCTAAGAACGTGTGTTCTCCTACGGCTGATGGGTATTCTAAATAACTTGTAAGCTCTGAAGCTGCCCAAGTTATCTGTGCTTTGTAGTGATCCTTTAAAGCTCTTAACTTATGATCTTCCATTGTAACCTTCCTTTAGTAAATCTTTAAACTTTTTTATGTATTCTCTGTAGCTTAAAGGATGCAGTTTGCTTATATTCTGGTAGTCCATGTAGCTGGCCCACATTTGATAGCAGTAGGTATCATAGTCTACTTCTCTATCTTGCTGCCTATAGTACTCTATAAACTCAGGCCATCTTACATGTTCATTAGTCTCTTGTATATAGAACAATGCTCTATACATAGGATGTTCATCCTTCACAGCTAAGGCACTCCCCGTCTTCAAGATTAATTCTTGGTATTTTAATGTTGACATTCTCTGTATTTCTAGCTGCCGTAGAGCGGAGGTAATACATAGATTTGAGTTTGTTAGCTCCTGCCCAATGTACACTGTTAACATATTCCAAATACTCATCGTGTATCTCCTGCTCTGCTGTTGCTGGCGGTGGATTAAAGAACAAGTTAACTGACTGTGCTTGGCATACATACTGTTGACGCTGGTACGCATGTTCAATAACCCACATTTGATTAAGCTCCGGGGCTGTCTTAAAGACCTCCTTCTCTTCTTCGGTAAGAGCTTTAAGGTCTGCAACAGAGCCTTCAGCCGCCGCAATATCCTTCCACGTTTGCTCCGTATTGATCTTCTTTTTTGCAAGTAACTTCTCCAAGTATTTGTTTTTAACTTTGAAGGAACCTGTCAACGTCTTGTGCGTAAATACGTTAGCCCTTGTAGGCTCAATTGAAGGAGACGTTCCACCGCATATAATGCTACTAGAGGCATTAGGAGCGATAGCAAGAAGGTGAGAATTACGCTTACCACTACCAGCCATATCAGGTGCTTCGCCACGTAGTTGCCCAAGAAATTCACTTGCTTCACTGGCCTGTTCTTTGATATGTTTAAAAGCTCTGTTATTGAAGGAGGAGGCGTACATACTTTCAAAAGGAATGCTATTACGTTGTAAGTAACTATGAAACCCCATTGCTCCAAGCCCAATTGCGCGTTCTCTATATGCACTATAAGCGGCTTTCTTAAAACCTTCTTTACCTTCTCGTACAGTGAAGTCTTCATAAGTAGCTCCATATGGTTTTCTATTATCTGCGTACCTAGTTATACGACCACAAGCATTTTCAATAAAGTGTTCAATGATGTTGTCTAGCATAGTAACTAGATCAGCAATAAACATAGGGTGTTCCTTCCACTCATCAAAGTATTCTAAGTTAACACTTGATAAACAACACACGGCAGTACGTTCTTCACTAGTAGGCAGCGTGATCTCAGAGCATAGGTTGCTTTGAATTACTTTTAACCCTAGATCCTGCTGCTCTTGAGGTAGTGCCTCGTTACATCTGTCAATGTTAACAATGTATGGTTCACCTGTTTCTGCTCTAGTGTGTAGTAGCTGCCACCATAAATCTCTAGCTGATACAGTTTTAATTGCGTCACCAGATTTAGGATCTATTAGTCTCCAACTCTCGTCAGCTTTTACACGCCTAAGAAATGCGTCAGTGATAGTAACACCATTGTGTAGATTAAGACATTTACGGTTAAGATCTCCACCAGTTGTCTTCCGCATAGCCACAAACTCTTCAATCTCTGGGTGACTGATGTCCATGTACGCTGCATAAGATCCCCTTCTAGTTCTTCCTTGGTTGAATGCCAGCATCTGTGAATCGACTACGTGCATAAAGGGGATAGAACCAGTAGACTCACTACCGTTAGCAACAGAAACCCCGTTACTTCTAACATTACCCCAATATCCACCCAAGCCTCCACCTCCACTCGCAAGCCATATGTTCTCATCATAATGATCAGAAAGACCCCTGCGCGAATCAGGTACATAATTAAGAAAGCAACTGATAGGTAGACCAGTTTCGGTTCCCCCGTTGCTAAGAATAGGAGTGCTAAAGCCGAACCAGCCCTTACTACTGTAGTCATAAAGTCGCTGTGCAAGTGAGAACTCAGTATATCCTTGATACGTTGCACCATAGACCGCTGCTCTTGCGAAGGCTTCTTGTGCATGGGTTTCTCCTCGCTCATTAGATAGGTATCTATCTTTTAAAGTTTCTAAAGAAAAGTTATTAAGATTATCTTCTCTAGAGTAATCAATCTCTATCCCTAAATAATCCTGCTTCCCAATCTTTGATGTCGTTAATGTCATCTTTTTCCCTTAGTTGTGATTGCCTATACCCTTTGGTACGTGCTCTATTTTGTTTCTTATCCTTTGCTTTGTTTCTTTTATGAAACATTTCAGACCTTTCAGTCTTTCTATCCCAACTGTCTGTCATTACTATTCAACTGTGTCTGATTGTAAGATAGATAGTAGTCTGTTTTCATACCACTGTGCCTTGCGTAAGTCTTTAACAGCGTTGCCCTTACTCCTACAACGCCATCTATACTTGAATGAGTTACCTCTGAGGTAGCCTATGATCTCTTCTCTTGTCAGCATAGACTCCATAGCATCAATACATTCTATGTCACCCTGTGCGGCATAGTGTGCGGGGCTGTTAACATCTTCATCACCCCAAGAAGTTTTGAACTTATACCCTTGGCGTGTGTAGCTATCTTTCATCTTTTCCTCTGCTAATTTATAGTCTTCTTTTAACAGGTCACCCAACATTTTAGGGTCATCTTTTGTAGGGAAGAGTGGGTGCTGGTCTGGCCCATTACGGTGCCACTTGTTTAACTTACTCCACTCTGCTGGTGTTGCGTCATCAATACTCATACGTGTAAATATCCTGTATTTTCTGGGTCTAACTCAAAGAACATCTCATCTACATTTTTACATAAAGTTTTGTAGGCGTTCTTATCTACTCCCTTTTCTATTGCTACTGATTTCCAGAACTCCCGCTCATTAAACATCTCATCAATGTCTGACGCAGACTTAGTGTTACTACTATTCATTGCATCTTAACCTTTAATTTATCATTACGTTTCTTGTACTCAACAGACTCTCTAGCCTTAGCATCAATCCAATGATCAGGGATTGTGTCTTCACTATACCATCTGAAACCATTAGCACCCGCCCACTCACCGTGAGATCTTTTAGTACCATCCTTGCGCCTCTTAGCTCCGGGCATTGGGGCAGAGGGGTTAGCAAATAGAAACACCAACTCTATGTCTGCTGGTAGAATCTTCTGAACCCAGATGTACTTGTTGTACTCTGCGAAGTCCCAGAATCTACCCTTAGACTCAAGCAATATCTTCTTACCGTCTACCTCTCTAACAAAGTCAGGCTCGTACTTATGCTCAATAACATAGGGTACTTTATCAACGTGGTGTTCCCAATCTTTTAGGATTGATTCGTGTAGTACAGCCTCCCAGATAGAGTCATACTTACTACCGTCTGCTTTAAGATACTTCTTAGGGCGAGGTACTCTAGGCTTTCTCCATCCACTACGTGCTTTCTTTACAGTACTGATGGAACAGCCCCTCTTCTTTTAGCAAAGCCTTCTAAGTCCTGCATAGTAATTTCTTCTATAACCCTTCCAAGATTGACAAGCTTCTTAATAGTTTTCCTAACCCACTTAGGACTATAGAAACTTAATCTTAGAGTCCTGTTGTTATAGAAATACTCTGAGGGTGGAATGAAATCACGCACATTACTTATGCTTATCTTGCTGTGTTCTTCTTCAGCTATAAGAGTTTTTAGCCATTCATATAGTACTACATCTGTGTGTCTGCTAATTCTTTTACAGATCTGTGAATTCATTTTAGTTCCTCTACTCTAGGTTCAGTTACGACTTTAGTAAAGTACCTCAAACCATTGGAGTATTTGAAAGCTCTTAAACCTTTACCATCATTAGCTTCTGACCAACATTCATTTTTAAAAGCACAATAGTTACAGCCTGTGGCTATACGCATATTACCGCTTTTACCTTCAGGTATATCAGTATAGCAGTGAGATGGGGGTTTGTCAATAGTCAAGATGTTTTTTAGTTCTTTTATTCTTGTATTGATATTAGGCTTGGACAGATCTCCGGGCCTGAGTAGGGCAAGCTCACCCGACTCCTTGTTGATAGCTAAGAACCCACCATCAGACGTTCCCTCTGCTGCCTCATAACCTGCAAGCTGGGCCATGTACCCAAAGGGATCATCTACTGCCAACGTCCCTTCTGAGAACTTTCTGAAGGCAAAGTTGGAGGCTGTCTTTATATCAACA